GTTTTTATCATTCCCTTTGGGGCAGCCCACAGGGGAGCTACCCGTCAGAAAACCGGGGAGAAGGCGGAGAAAAAAAAAGAAAAAAAACCCCCCGCCGATGCGGAAATCGGGAAAGCCTGCCAGCTTCAAAAAGGAGCTGGAGGCTACCGCCGCAAACGCCGGATTGACCAAGCTCCCCACCCCGGCGCTTGTAGCAGTGATTGACACCATCATCGGTATTTTGCAGGATCGCGGGGTAATCATCCGGGACTGGGACGACAAAGACAAAGTGGTGCGGAAAATGAGGTGCATCGGCAGCAGGGTTTTCATTTTGGCTCCCCGTGAGAAGCCGGGGACGGAGGCAGCACATGGCAAAGACGGAGAGCGGCAGCAGGAACAGTGAACGCCGGAGCTTGAAGAAATACCTGACCCGATACTTCCGGGCGAAAGAGAAAAGGGTGATCCTTCAGGAGCGGCTGCGGAAATTGCAGCGGGAACTTCAGAAACAAGGGGGGCTTTGTGCCTCCCTCTCCCTGTCTGAGATTGAATCCCGAATTCAGGGGCAGACAGACGCCATGCGGAAATGTACCCTTGAAATTATGGACGTTTTAGAGCTTTTGCCGGAGGAATCCATGGAGCGGACAATTCTGGAACTGCGGCACATAGACTGCAGGCCGTGGGAGGAAATTTGCAATACTATCTATTTTTCTCGTTCCCAGTGTTTCAGATATTACAACAAGGGGCTGGACGCTCTGCTGGCCATTGATAAGGTGCGGCGCATATTAAGACTCTCAAAACATGGGACAGGGGCTGATTTGTAGAAATCGGCTCCCGATTTTTTATCTATTATACGACCTCTTTGGATCTCATATTTTCAACCTTGTGCCCCTCAATACATAGGGGATTTATACGGCGCACAGCAGGAGCAGGACTCTTTTTTTCCTGGGGGAAAAACGGCCTATAAAAGCAGTAGGGCAGGAAAAGTTATACTCTATCAAAACTGGAGCTTATACATAGGGGGCAGAGAACAAGGGGAATCAATCAGTCAAGAGAAAATACAGGCTTCAGGAAAAGATGGAACTCAATGGCACTTTTGTTTGTGCTATGCTTTAAGTGCAGACAACGGAACAAAGCGCTCACAGCCAATGCAAGCTCTCTGCATTACCTTAGAGGTGTGGCAGAGTGTGTGCGCTGTAAAGCGGGGACACCCGCCGAGGCCGTAGGTACTTCCGACCGGGGCCACCTACTGCGGGGCGGGGAAGGCGCGAGCTTTTTTCGGATAAAACCAAAAATTTTTTTGGCATTTCGTTACGCAATCACCATGGAACCATCGGAAAGGAGGGCAAACCGTGAAATTTGAAAGGCGAAAGCTGGCGGATTTGCGCCCCGCCGAATACAATCCGCGCAGGAAACTGACCCCAAACGACCCGGAATACATCCAGATTAAGAACAGCATTACAGAGTTTGGATATGCCGATCCCATTGTAATCAATACCGACGGCACCATCATAAAGGGCCATCAGCGGTGCAACGTTATGATGGATTTAGGGTATACGGAGGCCGAGGTGATTGTCCTTGATATCCCCGACAAAGCCAAGGAAAAGGCCCTGAATATTGCCCTGAACAAGATAACGGGCCGCTGGGATAACGCCATTTTGAAGGACTTGCTGGTCGAGCTTGACCTGGAAGGATACGACTTTACGGTCACCGGATTCCACCGGGATGATTTAGAGGATCTGATTCAGGCGCTGGATATTCCGCCGGAAGCGACAGAGGATGGATTCGATGCGGAAGAAGCAGCGGACAGTATCGAAATCCCCGAAAGCCGTCCCGGCGATATTTGGCGGCTAGGACGCCACCGGCTCATGTGCGGGGATTCCACCGACGCCGCCGACATCGACCGCCTGCTGGACGGCAGGAAACTCGACCTCATGATTACCGATCCGCCCTATAACGTAGACTACGGGGAAAAAGTCGAGTTTCTTTCCCAATACCGCCCGGACGGGGCCAGGGCTACCAGCACCATCGAAAACGACCGCATGAGCGAAGCCGGTTTTTGTGATTTCCTGCTCCTTGCTTTTCGGAACATAAGTGACGCCCTGCGGCCAGGGGCGGCGGTTTACGTTTTTCACGCGGACACTAACGGCCTACCCTTCCGGCAAGCCTACACCGACGCCGGCCTGAAGCTGGCGCAGGTGTTGATCTGGGAGAAACAGCACTTTATCCTCGGGCGGCAGGATTACCAATGGCGGCACGAACCGATCCTGTACGGCTGGAAAGAAGGGGCAGCCCATTACTTTATCCACGACCGGACACAGGACACCATTCTGCTGGACGAAGAAACGGACTTTAAGGCCATGAACAAGAAAGAGCTTCTTGCCTTCATAGAAGACTACATCCGGCAATACAAAGATTTGACCACTGTTCATTTTGAGAACAAACCAAATAAGAGCAAGCTCCACCCAACCATGAAGCCGGTTCCCCTTGTAGGCCGTCTCATGAATAATTCCAGCAAACCCGGCTGGACGGTCGGCGACTTTTTCGGAGGAAGCGGGACCACCCTCATGGCGGCGGAGCAGCTGGGCCGGACAGCCTACCTGATGGAATACGACGCACGGAATGTTGACGTCATAATCAAGCGGTGGGAAACCTATACCGGGGAAAAGGCGGTACTTATCAATGGATGATCTGAATCTTGACGGCTTTGATTTGTACGCGGCGCTTGGAGTTGTCCCTCCAGAGTGCCACGAAGCAGAATTGCAGGAAGGAGCGCAGGCAATGGCTGACACAAAAACTGCTGGCGGGATGTACCGGACGGAGATTATTGCCAAACTTTTTGGGGTAAGCGTCCGGAGGATTCAGCAGCTGACGCAAGAGGGTGTCCTCCCTACCACGGAAACAGCGGAAGGGCGGCGCTATGACCTGGTGCCGACCATTCAGAGCTATGTCCAGTATTTGTCGGATAAAGCCTATGGCAAGAACCGTTCCGAAAAGGAGACGGAGCTGCGGGAGCAGAAAATAAAAGCAGAAATCGCCCTGAAAGAGAGCAAGGGAGAACTGCATCATCTAAAGACACAGATTGCCGCCGGGAAGTATATCGCCATCGAAGATGTAACGCTGGATTATCAGAGATTCTTTGTAACCTTCAAAAAGTTTGCAATGAGCCTGCCCGTCCGGGTGATGGACGCCATCAGCGGATATACCGAGGTAGACCCCCTGAACGCCCGGAGATTGGAAAAGCTGATCCAGCACGAAATACAGGGGCTTCTGGAGGCTTTCGTGGTAGCAGGCGTTACAGAGCTCCCGAAGGGAAGAAATGTCAAACACTAAGCGGCGTATCCGCAAGTACCTTGTGACGGCCTATCAGAAGAAAGCGCTCGAATACCTGCGCCCTCCGGAAGATATCAGCGTATCCCAGTGGGCAGAAAAATACCGGGTGCTGGATACAGGCTCCGCCATACCCGGCCCATGGAAGAACGTCAAGACCCCGTATCTTGTCGAGATCATGGACACGCTCCTTGATTCAGATATTGAGGAAATAATTTTTGTAAAGCCAACGCAGGTCGGCGGCACAGAAGCCATGCTCAATATGCTGGCCTACATAGCTGCGCAGGATCCGGCCCCTGCGTTGGCGGTGTATCCGTCCGACGAATTGGGGGAAAGAGTCGTAAGGAAGCGTATCCGTCCCATGATTTACGCATCAGGGCCGCTGCGCCAGAGGTTCAGGGTAAACGAATCCTCTGCCTCCGAACTATTCTTTGAGGGCATGAGCATAACAATCACCGGATCGGGCAGCCCCTCTCAGCTGTCCTCGTTCGCCATACGCAACCTGTTTTTGGATGAGGTGGACAAGTACCCCGGCGCAACCAAAAAGGAATCGGATCCAATTTCTCTGGCCAGAGAGCGGACAAAGACTTTTCGGAACAACCGGAAAATTTACATTACCAGCACCCCGACGCTAAAGACCGGCCACATCTGGAAAGCCCTGGAGGGTGCAGACATCGTAAAGCACTATTTCGTGCCTTGCCCTCATTGCGGCAGGTATATTGAGCTGCGCTGGAAACAGGTGAAATTTCCAGATGACGAAGGTATGAGCTATGCCGACAGGGCGGAATTTGCCGTTTACGTTTGTCAGGAATGCTCCGCCATCATTACGGATCGGGACAAACCGGAAATGCTCCAGCATGGGGAGTGGCGGACCGTAGAACAGCGGACACAGTTCCCCCGCAAAGCCGCTTTTTGGCTCAACACCCTATATTCCCCCTTTGTAAGATTTTCAGAGATGGCCAAAGAGTACCTGATGAGCAAGGATGATCCGGACGCCTTCCAGAATTTCACCAACAGCTGGCTGGCCGAACCGTGGGAAGATACCAAGCTCAAGACAAACGCCGACCTCGTTCTGGAGCGGCAGACCACCCTACCGGAATTTACGGTTCCGGCATGGGCGAAAATCCTGACCGCAGGCGTGGACGTGCAGGAAACCAGCGTTTACTGGACCATACGGGCCTGGGGGAACTACCTCACCTCGCAAAACATAGCCCACGGGCAGGCCGGTTCTTTTGCAGAAGTAGAGCGCATTATGAATTTGCAGTATATCCGGGAAGACAATGGGGATCCGCTTGTCGTTGCTTTGGCTTTGATAGACAGCGGCGACAATACGGATTTGGTCTATGACTTTTGCGCCTCCAATTCGGACTGGACGATTCCCGGCAAAGGCTCCTCTCACCCCATGGATACCCATTTCAGGCTGTCCAAGGTCAACCGCACGGACAGCAAAGCCTATGGAATGCCGCTGGCCCTCATTGACACCGGCAAATATAAGGACATGATCGCAGGGCGTATGCGCAAGGAAAACGGTACCGGGAGCTGGATGGTATACGCCGGATGCGACCGGGAATATGCCGAACAGGTAACGGCAGAGCATAAAATCAACGTTAAGACCGCCGGGGGCAGAACCACGCAAAACTGGGTGCTCAAAACTTCCCACGGGGACAATCATTTTCTGGATTGCGAGGTATACGCCATGTGCGCCGCCGATATGCTGGGCGTCCGCACGTTCCACCTTCAGGAGGCAGAGCTTCAGCCCCGCACAGAGGCAAAGCCCGAACCGAGCGTCGCCCCGGAGGATGACTGGATCAGGCAGAATGAAAACTGGTTAGGCACTTAAGAACGATTTCTTGCGCAAAGTGGCAAAATTTTTGGTTCCGGTTTATCCGGGTTAGGAGTGTAAAGGCATGACAGACGATTACAGGCCGGAGCAGCGGCTGGCAGAAGTAAACAAGGCCATCCAGGCGGTGCTTTTAGGCGGTCAGTCCTATAAGCTCGGCTCTAAGAGCGTAACCAGAGCTGACCTTGCCGTCCTTCGGCAGATGCGGGACGATCTGGAGGCCCAGATAAACAGTGAGGCCCCCTCACACCTGTTCGGGGACACGTTTGTCGCAGTATTTGAAGGGCGGTGATGGAATGAACTGGCTGGACAGGCTGATCGGCTGGATAAGTCCCCAGGCCGGGGCCGAGCGGGAAGCGTGGCGGCAGGCATTAAATGAAATGCGCCACTATGACGCCGGAGGGTATGGGCGGCAGAACGCCAACTGGTACGCCCTGAACCAAAGCGCAGAGTATACCGACCGTTACAGCCGTGACACCGTCCGGGCCAGGGCACGGGATCTGGAGCGCAACAGCGACCTGATGGCGTCCATCGTAGGCCCCTTTATCCGCAATGTAGTCGGCAAGGGCCTCATCCTACAGGCGGAAACCGGCAGCGACACCCTGAACAAAGAGATCGAAACCCTTTGGAAGCTCTGGTGCAGGAAGCGGAACTGCGACGTCACAGGAACCCAGAGCCTGAACCAGATGCTCCGCATGGCAGTGCGGCGGAAGAAAATAGACGGCGGCATCCTTTTTGTGAAGCGGTACACCAGAAGCGGCGTAATCCCTTTCAAGCTTCAGCTGTTCGAGGTAGACGAACTGGACGCTTCCCAGACTTTGCCAAAGCGACAGGGAAACCGGGTGTCCGGCGGCATTGAGTATGACCGCTTTAATGCCCCGGTCGGCTACTGGATCAGGCAGTATACCCTTGACGGCATGACCATTGCCGATCCGGTCTATGTCGAGGCAAATGACGTGATTTTCTATTTCAGCAAGCGCCGCCCCTCCCAGCTGCGGGAAATGAGCGATATGAGCCAGACAATCACCCGCATCCGGGACGCCAATGAGTACATGACCGCCGTCAGCGTAAAGCAGCGGATTGAAGCCTGCTTCGGCATTGCCATTAAAAAGGACTTCCCGACCGGCGGCCTGGGGCGTGCAGCCACAGCTTACAACGGGCCTTTGCAGACCTACGCCGGGAAAAACGTTTCTCCCGGCATGATACTGGAAATGAATCCGGGGGATGAAATACAGGCAATCAACCCGCAGGGGCAGGCGAGCGATGCTTCCAGCTTTGTCAAACTCCTTCAGCGGCTGATCGGGGCCGGACAGGGCGTCAGCTATGAAGCCACCTCCAGAGACATGAGCCAGACCAATTATTCCAGTGCACGTCAGGGTCTCATCGAAGACAGCATGACCTATGCGGAGGAAGACGAACTTCTGGCAGATATTCTGGATGAGATTTATGAAACCTTCATCATTTCGGCAGTCCTTTCCGGGGCATTGGATATACCGGACTTTTGGGATCGGAAGGAAGAATATTTCAGTCACCGCTTTGATAAACCGCCAAAAGCATGGATCGATCCGAGCAAAGAAGCGGCGGCAACACAAATCGCCCTGCGGACAGGGCAAAAGACCTTCAAACAGATTGCAGCCGAAAACGGCTCCGACTGGCAGAAGCAGGTCGATGATATTTGTGAGGTTTTGGAATACGCCAGAGAAAAGCACGGCGTGGATTTAGGAGGTGTAATCCTTGGACAGAAAAAAGCAGACGGCCTCTATGAGGGGGAGGATGAAGCCGCCCCCGCCGACGACGCAAACGCCCCCGGAACCGATGATTCTGCTCAGGAAGACAACGGCGATGGGCAAGACGGAGGAAATGCCGGGGCGGATCATGACGGAACGGACGGCAGCGAAACTGACGCTTCAGAGAGCAGCAGCACCGGGAAAGGATAACCGGCGCACGCTCGGAACCGGAGGCATCCGCGCGATGGACGGGGACGGGAACGAACGGAAATTTATTCTTTCCTTTTCCTCCGAAGAACCTTACGAGCGGTGGTTCGGACTGGAAATTCTGGATCATGCGCCCGAAGCCGTAGACCTTCAGCGGATAAATGAGATCGGGTGCCTGCTTTTCAACCACAACCGGGATGCCGTAATCGGCAAGGTAAACCGGGCATGGCTGGAGGGAAGCCGGGGCATGGCCGAAGTCGAATTCGACACCGACGAACAGTCCGAAATCATTTTCCAGAAGGTAAAGAGTGGAACACTGAAAGGCGTTTCAGTCGGCTATCGCATTGATTCTCTGGAGGAAGTACAGGCCGGAAAGACAAGCACCGATGGCCGGTTCACCGGGCCGTGCGAGATTGCAAGGAAATGGTGGCCCTTTGAGATTTCGATCGTTTCGGTACCGGCGGACGCTACCGTCGGCGTGGGCCGTGAGGCGGGGCAGCCTGAAAACATCCCGGTCAGCATCTATGAAAGCCAGCTTCAAATCAACAAAAATAACATAGGAGGATGAAACCTCATGAATGAAAAGCAGAAAAAGCGCCTTGCGGCCATTCAGCGGCAGCAGGCACTGGTCGACGCCGCAAAGAACGGCAGGCGGGAGCTGACCGCAGAGGAACAGGCTGAATTCGGGACTCTGCAGAGGGAAATCGAACGTCTGAACACCGAGATCACCGCCGATGAGGAACAGCAGCGGAGCCTGGGCGGCGGAGGCGGGACGCCTCCCGGAAGCCCCGCGCCCAAAGACCCCGCCGCTGTTACCCCGCCCACTCCCACTGACGGTCAGGGGGATGCGCAGCGGCAGCTTGAAGCAGACCGCACCCGCATTCTCAACATTACCACCATGTGCAGGGATTTCGGCATCGAAGACGCAGAACTCCAGCGTTACATTAAGGACGGCGTCGGGGAGGACCAGGTCCGGGCCGCCATCCTTGAAAAGCTGTGCCAGAACAAGCCCCCCATCACCACCGGCATCCACGTCACCGAAAGCGGGGAGGACGAATTCCGCCGGGACGCCTCCGAGGGCATCCTGCTCCGTGGCGGCGTCGAATTGGAGAAGCCCTCGGAAGGTGCGGCGCAGTTTGCCCACATGACCCTGCGGGATCTGGCGATTGAGTGTCTGGAAAGGTCCGGGGTACCCAGCGCACGGCGGATGAGCAGCGACGACCTTTTGCAGGAGCTTTTCTCCCGCCAGTATTTCAACCCCACCGCCGCATTCCCTACTATTCTTGACAACGCCATTGAAAAGGCATATGTACAGGGGCACCGCACCGCCGCTGTAACTTTCGACCTGTGGACCCGTAAGGGGAGCTTGAAGGACTTCAAGCGTCATGATAACAATTACCTTGCCGGTCCCATCGGAGACTTTCTGGAGGTGCCGGAGGGCGGCGAACTGAAGAACGACAAGCCCACCGATGCCAAGCTCCCTACCCGCCAGATCAAGACCTTTGGCAAACAGTTTACGCTTTCCCGTCAGGCATTCATTAACGATGATATCGACCTGGTGACGCGGATTCCCGCTCGGTACGCCGCAGCGGCCCGGAGGACCATCAACACCCAGTGCTACACCATCCTCATGAACAATGCAGCCATTTATGACGGCAAGCCGCTCTTCCATGCCGATCATAAGAACGTCCTGAAGACTGGTACTGGTATCACTCAGGCGGCGGTTCAGGCTATGATCCTTGCCCTTTCCACCCAAAAGGATGAATTCGGCCAGCCCATCATCGTACGTCCCGGAAAAATTATTGTCCCCGCCGGTCTGGATTTCGCTATTTATACGCTGTTCAACAGTCCCACCATCCACACGGAGGGCAACACGCAGGCGGTCAACCCGCTTTATCAGTACCGCGACCTTCAGATTAT